AGTAATGTGGCAGGTTATAGAAAATCCTACTACGTCTATTATTAAAGAATGTTTTTTTGAAGAAGACGCTCAGGCCTTGTGTGATTTTCAAAACGAGCACCAAGTATGGTCAATTAGTGGTGGCATACCATCATTCTTATGTCTAAAGTTTAATAAAAAAAGATAAATAGTAAGAGGAGGGGATATGCCAAAGATTAACGGAACAAACATATCAGAAGCTGAATTTACAACAATGCAAGAGAAGGCTACAGCATTTATTTGTATGAGAGCCTTCAAAGATAATATTAAATTTAATAAAGTGGAAGATATCATTAATGATAAAGACACTAAAAATGGACTTGAAGAAGTATTTAAATATCAAGGTAAAAAATTATTAGAATTTGAATTGCCTATTAAAACTAAATCAGTTGAAGACAGGTGGATTAATACTTTTTACCTACAACAAAAAAAATTATTAGCAGAATTTTCTGACGCAAGATTTACCGTCTTCAATCGTGATGGTGGTTTTATGCAATTTATGATTGACCTTATCAGAGATAAATTTGGTATATCAAGAAAAGATTCCTGGAATCCGGCAGATATTTGGTTGATAAAAGAACCAAGAGTATTCAGACAAAAAATACAAAAAGAATTAGAAGGTCCTAAAGGCACGCAAACTATAAAAGAATTGAATGCTATAATGAGGTCAATGTTTAAAAAAAGAGAAGTCGTTGGTATATCATTAAAATTAATATCTGGTCAACAAGCCAGATACGAGGAAATAAATGTGTCTGAATCCTTTTTTCAAAAATTAGAAAATATGGAAGGCAATTTTAATTTTAGAGTATCAAAAATAATTTTAAAACTAGGTTTAAAACCCCAATCAAAAGACCAATTTTCTACACAAGATACGGTCATATTTTTGAAAGATAAATTTAAAGATGTTGCAAAGTTTCAATTAAAAGGCAACACAACTTCAAGACTGGCTAATTTAAAATTTGAAGGCACGGAGATAGGCGCTTCAGCGGCTAGATTAGGTAAAGCACCATTAAATTTAGTAGAAAAATTATCAACATTATATGATAGAGATTTGTATAATTCAAAAACTAAAGCAAACGGAAATTACCCTACAAATATTATAGAATTTAAAAAAAGAGAAAAAGAATTTAAAGATATGTTCAATAGAGTATCTAAAAATTCTTTAGTAAAAGATATTGGTGCTAAAAATGAAGAACAGTTTTGTAATAATATGTATGGTGTTTTTGAGGGCAGAGAACCACACATAGCAAATGCTAAGTTAATGCAGTTATATTTTATTGACAAACTACTAAAATTAAAAGAATCTGACCAAAATGAGTATCTTACCGACCTATTATTCATAGCACAGAAAAAAGGAAACAAAGTTTTTGATTTTGGTCCTTTTGGTAAGTTATATTAACTTATAAATAGTAGTATGATTTGTTAATGGGTTAGTGATTATTATATAAATGGATAAATTGGAGAATAAATGTTTAGTTTTAAAGGCTTTTTTACACAAGATAAGAACACTCACCTAGAACACCTAGAAGATGACATCATCAATAACGGTGCCAAAGGTGGTGAAAATGCAATCAATTTCTTAAAGACAACCAGAGATATGCTAGCAGGTAATACTGGTGGCGCAGTAAATATGACTGTGAAATGGGACGGTGCTCCCGCTATTATTTGTGGTATAAATCCAGAAAATAATAAATTTTTCATTGGTACAAAATCTGTATTCAATGCAACTCCCAAAATAAATTATACTGTAGCAGATATTAAAAGAAACCACGGTAGTGGTGGTGCAGCCAAAAAGTTAGAGTATTCTTTAAGATACCTTAAATCACTCCCTATTAAAGGTATCTTACAAGGTGATTTGTTGTTTACAGATGATAAAGAAACTAAAAACATTGATGGTGAATCAATGATTACGTTCACACCTAATACTATAACATATGCAGTACCACAAGATAGTGATATTGGTAGAAAAATTGCTCGTGCTAAAATGGGTATTGTATTTCACACGGCATACACCGGTAAAGATATGAAAAGTTTATCAGCAGGATTTGGTACAGTAAAAGGTAGTGGTGGTTCAAATATATTTTTGGCGTCTGCTCAGTACACAGATAAATCTGGTTCTGTTATGTTTAACAAAAGAGACTTGAATGCCTTTGACGCACAAATCAGAATGGCTCAAGGGTCATTGCAAAAAGCAAAACCTATTTTAGATGAAATGTCTAAAACGGCTATGAGTGATACATTATCTATCGGTTATAAACTAAAAACCTTTTTTAATTATTTCATAAAAACAACACAAGGTGATATGGGTGGTGTTAAAGATATGCAAAAAAGATTTGAAACATATTATGAAAATCTTATGGATAAAGAAATTGAATCTAGAAAAACTGAAAAGGGTAAAGCACCATATATTAAAGCAAAAAAAGAAGGCCTGATTTTCCTAAACAGAAATAGAACAGCATTGTATTTTGCAATCGCAAGTCATATCACATTAGCAAATGCGAAGAATACATTGTTGAGAAAAATGAATCAGATACAAAGCATTGGTCACTTCTTACGAACACCAAATGGATATAAAGTGACAGCACCAGAGGGGTATGTTGCTGTTGATAGAGTTGCAGGTGCAGTTAAACTTGTAGATAGATTAGAATTTAGTAGGCAAAACTTTACAATGCCTAAAGGGTGGTAATAAATGAAATTTTTTGAAAGATTTATAAGAGAAGTAAAAGGTGGTCCTTGGCAAATTATTATGATTGGTGGACCAGGCTCAGGTAAATCTACATACTCAAAATACATTACAAAGCATTTTAATATACCACACATTTATACTGGTGATATGATGAGAGACCTTGCTACTAAAGATACACCAGATGGTAAAAGAGTAAAAGAATTATTAGCGAATGGTAAGTTTGCTCCGACAGAAATTGTTATGAGAGAAGTTATGGACAGACTTAAAAAACCAGACGCAAAAAACGGATATGTATTTGATGGTTTTCCTAGAAATATGGAACAAGTTGAATCAATGAATAAAAATAATATAGAACACAACTTTATTATTAACTTACAAGTATCAGAGGAAGAAGTTATTAAAAGGTTGACTGCTAGAGGCAGAGCAGATGATAAACCAGAAACAATTAAACAAAGATTAAAAGAACACGAAAAACAAGTTGGTCCTGTTATCAAACACTACAATGACCAATTAATAAATATAAAGGCTGAGGGTGCTGAACCTGAAGTTATTGCAAACAAAATTATAAAAAGAATAGAACAATGAAATCATTTAACGACATAAGATACCAAGACTTGCAAGAGGGTTTATATGACCCTAATATCTTCAAGGCATTTTTCCTTGCAGGTGGTCCAGGTTCTGGTAAAACATTTGTCACAAAAAGCTCATTCGGTGGTACAGGTTTGAGAATGATTAATAGTGACAATGCTTTTGAAACCGCATTGAAAAAGAATAATTTATCTCTTAAAATGCCTGAAGATGAGGCAGAGGCAAGAGACATAGTAAGAGCCAGAGCAAAGGCAACAACTGGTAATATTATGGACTTATCTATTAAAGGTAGATTAGGTATGGTCATTGATGGTACTGGTAGAGATTACGATAAAATTAAAAGTCAAGTTGCAGAGTTAAGACAATTAGGTTATGATTGTTATATGATTTTCGTTAACACAAGTTTAGAAGTTGCATTAGAAAGAAACGCAAAAAGAGAAAGAAGTGTACCAGAATATATTACAAAAAAATCTTGGACTGGTGTACAATCTAATATTGGTAAATTTCAAAATTTATTTGGTATGGGTAATATGGTGATTGTAGATAATAGCAGAGACGATAAAGAACTTACAACAGTAGTAATGAATAAAGTTAGTAAGTCGGTTAGAAGTTTGTTAACAAATAAAATTAAGTCATACACAGCAAAAAGATGGATGGCAACAGAGAGAAAATTAAGAAGAAGATGAAATTTAAAGACTTCATAGACATAGACGGATTAAAACACGCAAAAATAGATGAGAAGCCTGTTAAAAATTTTAATGGGGACTTTAAAAAATTATCTATTACAAAACCATCATCAAATGGTAGTAATACTACTTATGAAGAAATAAAAGAATTGCAATCTATGTTTAAGAATAGAACACCTGAAATAGAGAAGAGTGTTAACGACCACGATAATGAAGTTGGTTTTGCAATCAAAGAATATTTAAAAGAAAACAAATTAGAATTCAATGAAAAAGACTGTGATAAGATTGCAGAAATAGGTTCTAGTATTGTAAGACATTATAAAAATAAATTTGAAAGACCTAGACCATATCAATTAGCTGAAGCTATGAAAATGGACTTTGAACATATGCCTTTGAATAGTAATAGTATGAAGTCACCAGCATATCCTTCTGGTCATAGTTTACAATCAAGACTAATTGCAGAATATTATTCTGAACAATATCCTGAACATAAAAAAGGAATTATGGAAGCGGCTGATGAGTGTGGTGAGGGTAGAGTTTATGCAGGTTGGCATTATAAATCTGACCATAAAGCAGGTCAAAAACTTGCAGAGCAAATTTATCCTAATATTAAATTGAGAAAATCATTTCAAGAAAGTATTATTGATATACCAAGAAGAACTTATGCACCTAAAGTATTTGACGAAGCAGATACTTCTAATCCGGTAATCAAACCTAGTGTAATAAAACAAATTGAAACTCAATTAAAAGAGTTTGAATCTGAATACCCTATACTAAAAACTTCATTGATAGGTTCTATTCTTACAAAGAGATATAGAAATGACGCAGACCTAGACATTAATGTTTTGTTTAATGTGCCTGCTGATAAACAAGAAGAAGAAAGAACAAGATTATCTAAAAAGTATTTGTCTGTAAGTAATCCAGATAACATTCAAGGTAAATTAATACCTGGTTCTGAACACCCTATTAACTTTTATTTTATTACTGATAAAGAAACTTATAATGACCAGAATAAAAAAGCAGACGCAGTATTTGATATTAAAACTAACAGGTTTATAAAAAGACCTGATGACTTTACATTTGATGTTAGTTTATACATCAAAGATTTTAATAAAAAAGTAGAAGAGTTAGATGTAATTAAAGGTGAATTAAAAAGAGACATCATTGATTATGATGAACTAAAAGAATTACAACCAAATGATATTCTAAATTTACAAGATAAAATTAATGATAAGTTAGAAGAAATAGAAGATAGTATCAACGACATTGTTAAAGTAGGCGATGGCCTTGACGCAGATAGAAGAGCTGCCTTTGATACTGATATGACACCAGACCAAATACAAAAGTATGGTATTAAAAACAGATTACCAAAAAATGTTATCTATAAGATGTTAGAAAAATATCACTATCTAAACTTCTACAAGAAATGTAAAAAGATTTTAGATGATGGTGAGGTAACAGACGCAGAGATTGATAGTCTAAAAGAAGCAACTGGTAAATCTATTGCCTTTGCCTTTGGTAGATTTAATCCACCAACAATAGGTCACGAAAAACTTATTAACAAAGTTTCAAGTTTATCAACAAATGATTACAAAATTTATTTAAGTAGAAGTCAGGATCCTAAAAAGAATCCATTAACGCCTAGAAAAAAACTAGACATAATGAAGAAGATGTTTCCTAGACATTCACGAAATATAGAAGTTAATACTACCAATATGGTTTTAGACATTGCTACCTTATTACACAATAAAGGTTATACAGATGTGTCTATGGTTGCAGGTAGTGATAGAGTAAGAGAATTTGATACAATTTTAAAGAAGTACAATGGTGTAAAATCAAGACACGGATTGTATGACTTTGAGAATATAAAAGTTGTATCTGCTGGTGAAAGAGACCCCGATGCCGACAATGTATCAGGTATGTCAGCAAGTAAGATGAGAGACGCAGCTTCAAAAGGTGACCTTGCAAGTTTTAAAAAAGGATTACCTAGTGGTGTTGACGCTCAAAGTATAATGAAAGACGTTAGAAAAGGTATGAACTTAGCTGCTCAATACACAGGTGAGACTAGAGAAGTTGTACCATTTAAAGATTTTGAACACCAACAAATTAGAGATTTATATATTAGAGAAATGATATTTAATATTGGTGATAAAGCTTCTTATGTTAGAGAAGATGTAGAAGGTATTATAAAAAGAAAAGGTACTAATTACATTGTAATAGAAGATAACAATAATAATTTACACAAAGCTTGGATATGGGACTGTGTACCAATATCGGCAGATAGAGAGGTAAACGTGAGGGAATTTAACCTAGACGTTGACTATGGATTTGAAGCAGTATCAGAGGCCTCAAAGGCACATACTGATAAACTTGCTCAAGATAAAGACGTGAAAGATAAAAAAGGCACACAACCTAAAAAGTATTATAGTGGATTGAAAAAAGATGTTAAAGACAAACGAGCTAGCCATTTTAAGAACAAAGACACAACAAAAAATGACAACACTCCAGCACCTGGAGATAAGACAGCTAAAACAAAACCATCTAAACATACACAGAAATACAAAAAGATGTTTGGAGAATTACGTCAAGACTTGTTATCTAAAGTAAAAGAAAGTACAGATATAGGTCAAGACTATGCTAAACATACATCAACTATAACTCCTGGTGAACCAGACTTTGCAGGATATGAAAATCCTACATACAAACCGTCTCAACCAGGTAGTGGTGAGAGTATTGTTAAGAAAAAAATCAAAGGTTTCCTAGAAAAAGAAACGGAACAACCGTCTGAAAAAGATGTAAAAGAGTGGGCAAGTGCAGAGTCCACAATTGATAAATATAGGGAACGTTATAAAGAACAATGGGAAGAGAAGCTTAGAGAAAGCGTCTCTAAAATGATAGGACAACTATAATGAAAACCTTAAAAGAGTACGAAAACATTGATAAAAGTTGTGAAGAATGTATCTTTGAACACGAACACGAAGAGATTACTGAATCAGAATATCAAGGCAAAAAGGTTACATTAAACAACCCTATTAGAACTCCTGGTGGACCTAAAAAGTTTGCTGTTTATGTTAATAACGAAAAGGGTAATGTAGTTAAGGTTACTTTTGGTGACCCTAATATGGAAATTAAACGTGATGACCCTAATAGAAGAAAGAGTTTCAGAGCTAGGCACAATTGTGAAAATCCTGGACCAAAAACAAAAGCTAGATATTGGTCTTGTTACCAATGGCGTAGCGGAGCAAAGGTAGATAGTTAAATGAGTAGATATAGAAAAACAATGTCAGAGGCAATGCAGGAAGTCAGAATAAATGAAATGGGTTATTTTGAACCTACTATGACTTCAACACAAATTAATAATATTAAAAATCTCTGGAAGACTAAAAGAGCAAGTGACGTGACACCTGCTGTAAAAGCAATGATTAAAAAGATGGATGTTCCTACTCAACTGGCAATCAAACACGCTGGTATAAATCATCTTTCTAAATTAGTTGAAGATGTCCTAACAGAGGGCAGAATGTCAGACATTGACGCAATGGTAAAAGCTGGTAAGTCAGCTACAGAAATTGCAAAAGAATTAAAGTTAGATGTTAAAGTAGTCAAAGGTATTTTAGGTGAAGAAGATAAAGAATCACCACAAGATATGATTGACGCTAAAAAATTAAAAGAAGGTTTTAATGCCTCTCAAATAGAGAGACTTAAAAAAGAATACGAAGTATTAAGAGGCAAAAAGATTTCAGTACAGAATGCTAATAAACTATCAGCAATGTTTAAAAATATTCCAGATAGTGGTCTAATTGATATTTACAAGGCAGATATTCCTTTCTTATCTGTAATGGCAATGTCGAAAATGGTACAAAAGAATATACCAAGACCTGCTGGTGTTAAACTATCACTTGAAGAAGTAGAAGAATTAGAAGATGTACTATTAGAAAATTTAGAAATTACCGAAGGCAAAATATCAGGTGCAAAGTTTGACACAATGAAGAAAGGTGATTCATTAACAATCACTTACAATTCAGTTATGTCAGGTACAACTGTTAAAAAGTTTATTGTAAAAGGTAAGAGTAGAAGTAATAAGTACAACACAGATAAAATTACAATGTTTCCTGACGGCAATCCTGGTATGGCAAGGTTCTTTTTATACAAAAGACCAAATGGTGAAGTATCATTAGCAACAGGTGATATGGCCGCAAGTATTATGACTGTAAAAGAAAACTTCCAAGATTGGGCTGAAGCTGCTGATGACGCAGTAAAATTAAAAAATCAAAACGACCAAAAAGATAATGAGATTGCTCGGTTAAAACAAAAAGCAGAAACAGATAAAGCTAAAAATGTACAAAAGTCAACTCAAAAAATGGTTAATCCTGAAACAGGTGAACCATTACTACAAGTTGGTATTGCATACAAACATTTAAAAGATAAAATGGCTAAAGACGCAGCTTCTAAAGATGACGCTGAAGAAAAAGAAAAACAAAATAAAAAAGAATTAGTCGCAAAGTTTAAAGATAGAATTAGAGAGAGTTTAAACTTAGATGAATCAGACGCTTCTGATAAAGCAAAAGGTATGGGTTTAACTTATATGAAGTTTGGTAGATATGGTAAAGATGGTAAAGTAACTCACAAGTCTATTGGTGGTAATTTGACTGCTGTTGATAAAAACGAGAAACCAATCAAAGAACCTAAATCAGATAAACCAAAAGACGAACCTAAAAAAGATGAACCTAAAGCAGAACCTAAACCAGCCTTAGATACATTTCAAGCACAAAAAGATTTAGAAGATATGGTCACAGACGGCGTGATTGATGTTGAAGATGACGGTCAAGGTGGTGTAAATATGACAAAAGAATATGAACCATCACAAGACTACGAAGCTGAAAAAGATGTTAAAGCAATAAAAGATTATTTAAAAGATAAAGGAATTGATGAGAAAGATATTCTTGTTGATGTTGAAAGTGAAGAAGAATATATACAAATTAATGTTGAAGTCAGAGGCAAAAAGATGGATGAATCTACTTCAAAGTTTACTTCACAACAAATCAAAATGGCATATGGTATTGCAAACGATAAGAGATACAAAGGTGGCAATATGACAGGTGCTATTAAAGCAATTGAAAAGATTGCAAAGGGTTTATCTTCACATCCAGATGTACAGAATGTTCTTAAAAGAACTAACGAAGATTTGAATGAGTTTAAAAAGATGACAGTATCTTTTAATTCACACGCTGATATGTCAAAGGCTTCAACTGATTTAGCAAAACAAGGTTTTACTATTACTGGTAATCAAAAGGCTTTAAAGGTAGATGGTAACGGTGCAGACCTTAATAAGTATGCTACTGACCTTAAAAACTTTTATGGTGCAACAGTAAGAGCAGAAAGTTATTCAATAGATGAAAGCGCTGATGATGATAATTATGACCCGATTACAGAGGCTTGTTGGGTAGGATATACTCAAAAAGGTATGAAGAAAAAAGGTGATAAGATGGTGCCAAATTGTGTACCTGAATCAACAGTAAGAAAAGAACAAGCAAACCACCCAGCAAAAGAATTAGTTGAAAAGATTGAGGGTTTAAAAAACAAATCTGAAAAATCAGGAATGCCTTATGGTATTCTTAAAAAAGTTTACGATAGAGGTATGGCCGCTTGGAGAGGTGGACACCGACCAGGTACTACACAGCAACAATGGGCTTTCGCTAGAGTAAATTCGTTCATAACTAAATCAAGTGGAACTTGGGGTGGTGCAGATAAAGACTTAGCGAAACAGGTAAAAAGTGAGAGTTTAGAAGAAGCAAGTCTATATGCTTTTAAAGAATATGAACCATCACAATCTTATGAAGCAAGTAGAGATATGAAAAATGTTGAAGACGCAATTAAAAGAGCGGGTGGTAGAATTAAAAGTAAAGAAAAACCTACACGAAGAGAACCAAATGCTTCATTTGAAATTGAAACAGGTAATCCTAATGCAGTTAAAGCTGCTATTAAAAAGGCAGACCCCGAATTTAATGTAGATTAAGGTTTTTTTATATTATGAAAGAAGTGGTACGGCATTGTTATGCAAAAGGTAATGTAATATATAAAAGTAGAATTATTACATTTAAACCTTTTACATATGACAAAATAGATAATGTTATAAAGTTGATACAAGAAAATCTTACACCTAATTTGTTAAAAGGTTTGAAGAAAGTAATGTATCCAGATGACAAGAACAAAGTCAAATACTATGGACATTGTTATCATTCATCACAAGCTTTATATCATTTGATAGATACTAAAAACTTAAAAGGTTTTAGTGCAAAAGATTATAGAGGTGAGAAACATTGGTGGTTACAAGATGACCAAAAAATTTATGATGTGACTGGTGAACAATATTTTTCGGTGGGTCAAAAACCACCGTACAGTATGGGTAAAGAAACAAAATGGTATGGTTGGCAGGAAAGACCACAACAAATATCATTAAATCTTATGACTAGAGTTTTGAAAGACAGACTAGTTAAAGATGAAACAATTAGTATAGGAAAATAAAGATGGCATATTTAAGTACAAAATCAGGTTCAATAGAAGAGACAATAAAGAACTTATCAAAACATATGGAAGATTCTGGTTACCAAGCAATGTTCAAAAAAGAACTAGAAAAAACTGGTAAAGGTATCGGTGCAATGTCACCAAAAGAGAAAAAAGACTTTTTCAATATGATTGATAAGAAATATACTAAAGAATCAGATACAAAAGGTCAGACTATGAGTGGTCAACCAAAGACTAAAGTAGATACTGAGCCAAAAATCACATATAATAAGTAAAAAAAGTGCTTGCCTTTGACATAACCTTGTGTTATAATAAGACATAATAAAAAAGGATAACACTATGAAAATATATTGTGATATGGACGGAGTATTAGCAGACTTTGTAAAAGGTGCTGAAACTCTGACTGGTAAATCAATTACAGACTGGTCTAAAGGTTCAAAGGCTGAAAAGTGGGGAGAGATTAAATCTAAACCTGATTTTTGGAAAACACTACCTTGGATGAAAGGCGGACAAGAACTCTGGAACTTCATCAAGAAGTATGACACAGAGATTTTATCTGCTTACGTAGAAGATACGTATGATAAGAACTGTATACCAGGCAAAAAGGCGTGGGCATCCACAAAGTTAGGCATTTCTTCTAACAAAATCAATCTAGTTAAAAGAGTACAAAAGCAAAGATACGCTAATAAAAATTCTATATTAATTGACGATTATCCTAAAAACGTTAATGAATTTAGAGCCAAAGGTGGACTAGGTGTAGTACACAATGGCGACACATCAAGAACTATCAGACTTCTCAAAAAACTCCTAGAAAATTAAATCCCTTATAAATAGTGGTACATATTAAGAATTGAGTACCAATTAACTATTTAAAAGGGAGAGAATACTATGTCTATGCAATCAAGCGCAGATTCAGCTGCAGGAGCACCGTTATGGGCTTGTGCCGCTGCTAAATTAGCACCTACAAGTGCAAATAGAACTAACTTATTTGAAGACGCAACTGCTGACAACTTTATTACAGGTGTCACATTGGGTTTATTTAACTATGCAGATGGCCAAGTACCAGCAGGTGCCGGTCACGCAGGTTGGAACTTAAAAATTACAGGTAGTGGTGGTAGAAATGGTAGAGTACAATACGAGACTTTATCAGTTTTAACTAACGCTGCTTAATAGCAACTAATTAAAGGGGGGTCACTTGACCTCCCTTTATAAATATATAAACAAAGTGATTGTGTCTTTTGGCACAAGTAGAATTCCCCGAAAGGGGTTAACAGGAGAAAAAAATGGCAGATAAGAAAATTACACAGCTTACCGATTTAGGTAACGCATTAGCTTCAGTAGATTTATTTCACATTGTAGATGACCCAACTGGAACACCAATCAATAAAAAAGTAAGTGCAAGCTCAGTATTCAATAATATACCAACTTGGTTAGGATTGAAACAAGCTTCGCAACAATTAACACTAGACGGTTCTTCTGCTCTTGCAGCTGATGTGACTTCAAGTGTGACTGAAATCAACGCAACAGCACAATCAGGTACTATTACATTAGCTAATGGTGCAGATGGTCAAATTAAAATCTTTTTAAATACATCATCAACTGGTTCTAACAATGTTACAATTACACCAACTAACCTACGAGGTCATACTAGTATAGTATTATCTGGTGCTGGAAAAACAGCAATTTGTTTTTTCAAAAATGGTTCTTGGAATATTTTAGCAAATACTGGAACAACAGCGTAATTTATTAATTGGAGAATATTATGAATATAACATTACACGAACTACAAGATGAAAGACAACGACTTACAAAAGACTTTGATGAGTTGAAGAATAAGATTCAAAAGGTTGAAGTTGATTTAGGTGCTATGAAAGGCAATTTAAATGCAATCAATGGTGCTGTTCAATTTGCAACTAACTTAATCAATATGGCTACCAATAAGGAAGTTGTATTAAAAAAAGTAAAGAAAAAAACAAATGAAAAAATTTAAATCTTTTATAGAAGATAAAAATTTAGATGACTTTGAGGAAGAAATCCTTGGTCCTGGTCTTGGTACTAATAAACCTATGGCTAGTTTAAAGACTAATAAGAAATCGGAAGACAAAGAAGAAAAAGAGGAAGAATAAATGAAAACTTTTAAACAACATATAAACATCAAAGAAAGTCTTGATGGCGGCCACGTTGGTACACCTGACGCAGCTTCTTTTGAAGATGGTTCTATTGGTGTACATAACATACAAGACCCCGAGGTTTTAAAAAGAGTTAATGCATTTCTAGGTGGTGTAGCAAGTAAAGAATATATGACTGCTCAACACGCTGTAGAAGAAATTAGAAATGACTTAATGAGAATTGGCTTATTTTGTCCAGTACAAGAAGTATCTGGCGATAAAGGTGATTTTACTGCTGAAATTAAATTTGGTGGAGGAAGATTTGGTAAGGACATAGACGGTTCTGATATTAATGATGATGGTATTTCTCACAAAAAAGAAGGTGGTTTAAAGCTTCAAGTTGAATACGAAACATTAAAAACAGGAATGTCTAAGGTTTACGCTAAGTTAGTGTAATAATGTTTGAAACAATAACCAAACAAAATTGGTTGTTATTTGCTATGCAAAACTATGACAACCCTACTCTTGAAAAACAACAAGAGTTTGATGATGATATAAAAAGGTTCAAGTACCTTAAAAGGTTGTTTCGTAAATACGAAGCGACAGGTGAAATTAAGATACGATTGGTACTAAACCATATTATATTATTACATAATGTTTTTGGTGCTGATGTCTGTATGACTTTATTATTATTTAAAATAGATAAAGTTTACTGGCCTATACTGAAAACAATTTGTGGTTATCTTGGTTACCTTTATTCACACGAACTAAATGATATAAAGGAAAACGCAGACATTAAAAAAATGATAAAGGAACTATAATGAGTAGAGCAATTGATATGATTATCACTTATAGAGTTATTAAACTCTTGGTTACTCCTTTTGAGAAAATGGAGGCATTTAAGAGAGGTATAATTGATAAAGATGGTAAGGTATTAATAAAATTTAAAGATGTTCCTCGTAATAATAAAAAACATTATACAGTTTTACATAGATTTGTTTTTAATTTAAAACGTATAATGAATAAAGTAGGACTAGGTTCAAGACTTGGTTCGTTTGCAGTTGCATTAGCTTTATTAATAAAAGAAGACAAGTCTTATGCTGAGCATAAAGATTTGATTGAATCAACTATAATTAAATACTTAAAAGAACAAAACCATTATGAAACTTTATTGAGTGAAGAGGGTGAGGTGCCTGAAACTATCAGACAACAAGAATCTTATATGACGTGTTTTGGTATTGATGTATTTGAAGTTGATGATAAACTAATATCGGAGAAAGAATATGCCAAAACATTATAAAGAAATGGTAGACGAAATCATCAATAAGATGGATGAGGAGGCTCCAACAAACTCTGTTGCAGGTGGTGGTGTAGATATGAATCCAACAGGTAAGAAAAAGAAAGATGACGCCGAAGATGTATTGCGTAGAACTATTATGAAAAAGTTTGGTGCAAAAATTAAAGAGAATAATGATATGAATAATGTGGTTTTCAGAGGTGTTTTAAAAACTTTAGATAAATTAGACGATAAGGTAGATGAACTATCAGGTATTGTCAAAGAAGAAATAACAGTAGAAGCTGAAGAAGATAAAAAATCTATTAGAGAAAAAGCAAAAGTATGAAATCTTTAAAAGAATATATCACAGGCTTTAGTAATGGTACTTCTAACTTGGCTCCCATTGCAAGTTTAGGTGACACACCACCTAAAGGTGCTCAGTATAGAACAAAAAGAATGGCAGGTATAACTGCTTCTAAAAATGTAAAAGGTACAGCATTACATACTCACCTAGTTAAAAAAGGTGTAATCAAAAACAAGGAATAATATGGAACTTTTAATAACACTAGCAATGAAATTTTGGCAATGGTCATTACTAATTGCTTTCGTAATTATAGGTTTTTTAATCAATATGTTTGATAAGAAAAAACCTAAATGTTATACGTTTAAATATAATGAAATGCCTCAACTGAAACCTCTACCGATTAAAACAAAAGGTAAAGGTTTTTTTAAAGCTATAGCTATGTGGTTATTAGCAACGAGAAATTGGGAACTTACAGCAGACTTTTATTACAATCTAAATGATAAGAAGTATGTAATACCAAAAGGTTTTAAATTTGATGGTGCAAGTATACCTAAATTTTTAAGAACTTTTTTCTCACCAGTTGGTGTTTTATTAGTAGGTGGTTTAGTACACGATTATGGTTATAAGTATCAGACATTGTTAAACGCTAATAAAAAAGATACACTAGGAACTATATCACAAAAGAGAGCAGATGAAATCTTTAGAGATATTAATATTAACGTAAATGGTTTCTATCTTATGAACTATCTAGCATACTACTCATTAAGATTGGGTGGTTTCGTTGCTTGGAATGGTCACAGAAAAAGAAACGCTAAAATAGGAGATTAATATGTTTACAACAATCGCATTTGTAATTGGTTTTGTAGCAGGTTGGTATGTCAACGAAAAGTTTGAAGACATCTTAAATGCTATAAAAAAATTAAGAAAGAAATAATATGTTTGGTTCTATGAGAATGATAATGATAGGTGTAATGGTTGCTGGCCTTGCCGGCGCTGGTGCCTATGTTATGAAATTGAGGTCTGATAATGCTACATTAAAAGCAAATCAAATCAAGTTAGAATCTGCCGTCACAGAGCAGAAAGAACTCATAGAAAACCAAAAGAAAGATTTTAAAAAAATACTAGACGCTAACAATAAGATAAATGAGTTGGTGAATGTACTTAAAAAAGATTTAGAAGATTTAGATAAAAGATTTAATAAAAAGAATAGAGACGTTGGTAAATTAGCCATACAAAGAACAGAGTCTATTGAACGAATAACAAACGGTGCGAGTAAACTGGCGACAAGATGTATAGAAATTGCTAGTGGGTCACCTTTAACAGATAAGGAAAAGAATGCTACAAAGAAGTCTGAAATTAATTCAGAGTGTCCTTCTATTGCTAACCCTAACTATATTCCTTACTAGTTGTGCTGGAGTAAAACAGTTAGAGATATTTAAGCAAGAAGTACCTAGGGAAAAACTCAATTTGAACAGTCCTAAACCTCTTGAATTAGAGAATTTAAGATGGATTATTATCACTAGTAATAATGCTGAAGAAGTATTTAAAAAGCTAGAGGAACAAGGCATAGACCCGGTGTTATGGGGACTTACAGATAAGGACTTTGAACTCTTGGCTAAGAACTTTGCTAGAATTCGAAATCAGTTGAAAATTACAAATGATTTATTAGATAAGTATAAAGAGTATTACGAACCAAAGGAGAAAAATAATGATTAGAAATTTTAAAGATATAGTGATTTTATTAATAACAAGTGGTGTATTATTACTTCTCGGAGTTATTATTATAGGTGACTATGTGGTAGCACTAGAAGAAAATAGACCAGTAGATGAATCCGTAATAACATTAATGAAGATGTCAGTCACAGGACTAATTGGTGTCATTGGTGGATACATTGGTGGAAGTAAATAAGATGAGTAAACCTTTAGAATTAGATGACGGTACAGCAGTTGCTATGCCAATCCGTAATATGCTGGCCATAATCGGTGCAGTAGCAGTAGGAGTGTGGAGTTATTTTGGAATCGTAGAACGACTAAACATATCAGAGACTAAACTTACACTACTAGAAAAAGACCTAAATCAGGCAATTGAAATGTTGTCAACCGATTTAGGAAAGAACACAGAATTTAGAATTAAATGGCCTAGAGGTGAAATGGGTACATTGCCTGCCGACTCGGAACAATATATGTTAATCGAGGATTTGTATAAAACGGTGGAGAAAATTGAAAAAGAATTAGATGATTCAAAAAACAATAAAATTAACATTGAATTTTTGCAAGTTCAAATGCAAAAGGCGGCTGATAGTATTGAAAAACTAAAAGACGCAGATAGAGATATGAAATACGAAAATGGGAATGGCAAAAGCCAATAGGATAAAAAATGATTATAGAAACAGTTGTAGCACTACTTATGATTGTCAATAATGAGATAACGGAACATAGAATCCAAGAGAGTATGTCAATTTGTCTCAAAGGAAAAAGATTAGCCGAAAGACAGATAATGGGCAATAATAACTTACAATATAGTTGCATAAAATCCAAGGCACAATTGGAAACTAATATTGATGGTTCAGTAGGCATTAAGGCTTTGATTCTAGAATAAAATCCTTTATAAATAAAGGTATAAAGACCTCATTTGCACGAAAATTGCATACAAATAAGTGAGATTAACTCACGTAGAGGCGCAGAGACAAATTATG